TTCTTTCTAAACTTTTCTAATGCACTTTGATGTCCAGTATGTGCTCTCTGAGATGCTAATTGACCTACTCTTTCTCCAGCAAAACGAATTCCTCTAGCAGTAGATCCGGAAGATGCTTTTGCTAGTTTTGCTTTAGCTGCCTCTCTTCTAGCAGAATCTTTTGCTGGGGGAAGTGCTCCTTTAACAGAAGAACCCGAAAGTGCCTTAACACTCTTTGTGGTTACTGAAGGTCTTGTGGATGGTTTAGTCTCACTACCTCTCCAAGGATCTGAAGGTTTTTCAGTTTTTTTAGAAGCAGCAAATGATCTCTGGGCATGTGCTTTAGCTGCCTGTTTTCTAGCAGCCTTTCTCATTTCATAACCAGTTCTTCTTGCCTTGGTTTCTCTTTGAGTCTCACCACTAAGTTCTTTCTTAGCAGCAGTAGCACCTGCTTTTGCAGCACGACCAATTTTACCTAAAAATCCCTTTACTTTTTCTTTTGCAGAAGAAAGTTTACCTTTTGCTTGCTGCACTCTTCCAGCAACAGAAGTTCCCTTTGATCTTGCAGAAGATGCAAGTTTTTCACCAGTTCTTTGTGCTGCTTGAGCGAGTCTTCCTACTCTAACTTCTCTTTGTCTTTCTGCAGTTCTTTTTGCTCTACTTGGTCTTTCAGAACTGGTTGTAACTCTTGCAGAACCAGATGGACGATCATCAGAAGAAGTAACTCTTGCTTCAGTTAAAACATAATCTAAAGAATCAAAACACTCATTTATGTCTATTTCTCCAGAGAGAAATAGATCTTCCATAATTTGGTCAAGTTCATTATCACTTAAATCATCAACAAAAGAAAGATCTTCCCCAAGAGAAATGTTTTCAAATTCATTCCTCAAATCTTCATTATAAACAGCAGAATAAGCTTCATACAAATTTCTAATCTCTTTTGAGTCCATTTGATAATCTTTATACTTTTCTTAGATTATTTATAATTTTCAAGACCCTCGTGTTCCATATGTTCTTCCTGATCTGGAAATATTTGTTCCTCTGCCACCAGCAGTTCCTTTTTTAGCATATCTATGTTGAGTGACTACATCAGGTTCCGCAGGAAGATCTGTTCTTTGAACATCACTAGTAGTTCCAACTCTACTTACAACATCTCTTGGTTTTGATGCATATCCACGGATTTTAGTATTTGTTCTTCCAGCATCTTTGCTTTGTTGACGTGGATCAGATACTTTTGCAACTTCACCTGCTCCAACAATTGCAGACTTCATTCTTTTTACTCTCTGAGCGATCTGAGACATTTGCTGCGGAGTAGTTCTCGGATTGGTCATTTGCCTACCAAGTTGAGAAACTTTTTGACTTGCTGTAGCAGAAGGACTTTTTCCACTTCCTTTAAGAGTTCCAGTATTCCACTTAACTTCTGCTTCAGCAATAAACTCAGAAAAGGTTTTCATTACACCTAAACACTTTTTAGTATTTATAAAAAAGACCTCGAAGAGTCAAACACCAAGAACCGCACCAATATTATCATCAAGTTGTTGAATTACTTCACGAATATCAGAAATACGAGGAGGAACACTTACTTCATCATATGTGTATCCTTTCTGAGCATCAAATAGAACTTGACGAACTGCCGCTGCGCTGCGAGCATCCATTTTGATTGTTACTTGTTTTTCTTTAGTCATTTTCAAATATCTCCAGATTTCCTATTTTCAGAACGCTCAATACTAAATGCACCTTCAGGATAACGAGCACTCAGTTTCTCAAAATTCATTTGAATCACTTCTTCAAGTGAAATATCAAGACCCAAGCACGCTTGAGAAACATACCACATCACATCACCAAGTTCACGCTTTAGGTGAAATAGATTTTCTTGGTTTACTGGTTTACCTTGAAATACAATTTTTTTTACAATCTCAGTAAACTCACCCGCCTCAGCAGACATTCCTACAGCAGCAGTAAGCAGTCGCTCAGTAGGGAATTCGTTCTCACGAAGTTCCAGGAGGCGATCAATGAAGGGCGTATGTTCTTTACTAGGTTTTGATGTGGTTGTATTGACAAACTCAACATACTTATTAAGATCAATAGTCATATTAGAATTTAAATCCTTCGAATGATTTTTTAGGTTTTCTTTCTTCATAATCATACTCTTCGTCCTTTCCGTTGTCAAGGATATCTTGTTGAGCAGATTGTTCGCAGTCATAAAGACGCATTTTTGCCCGATCAATACCAATCACAAAACGTTTATGAATGGTGGGATCATTGTAACGATTCTTGAGTTGTTTTACAAGAATCTGTCCAAGTCCTTCAAGTTCTTCTGTGCTAATCAAAGCAAACATTAAGTCAGCAGTAGCAGGAAGACCGAATGATTCGGAAGTATCAGTCAGTTCAACATCAGAAGAACCATAACCAGAACGAGTTGTCTGAGTAGCACTTACAATCGGAACATTAAACTCTACAGCAAGACCACGAAGTTCTTCTGCAATTGCTTTTACAAACGTATAAGAATTAATATTACTATTTCCACGGTATCTTGAAGAAGAACAAATATTCAGATAATCAATAAAGATAATATCTGGTTTAAAAGATTTCTTCAATGCAAGTTCATTGAGAAGTGCCTTGAAATGTCCAGCGTGTGCAGAAGCAGTCGGATACTCTTTAATTATTAGAGTTCCTTGAGTTTTCTTTGCAAGGTTAGTAACCTTATTTTCAAACATTTGTTTTGGAAGATTGACGATATCTTGAATAGGAACATTCAGGAGATTTGCGTCAATTCTTTCAGCAATGCGTTCTTCTGCCATTTCCAGCGTAATGTACAGAACGTTCCGTCCTTGGAGCAAGACGGAGCTAGCCACATGGCACATGAATAAAGATTTGCCGACACCCGTACCAGCAAGAGCGATATTAAGAGTTTTGTTAGGGATCCCACCTTTCGTGATTTTGTTAAAGTATTCGAGATCAAATTCAATTTTATCCTCCTTTTTATGATATGATTCGTATCTTTTTTCATAGTCTTGAAGATAATCATGTCCAACATGATTATCAAAACTTACAGAAAGAGCATCAGAAAGAATAGAAGGAATACTGTCACGATTCTTCTTTTCATCGTTTCCATCAGCAATATGAATAGACTCCATAAGTGCCAAATAAATGGCACGATCGCGACACCACTTTTCAGTAGTATCAATCAACCAACCCGATTCAACAGCAACATCTTCTAAACAAGAAATTATTTGAATAATTTCTTTAAATGATTGATCATTAATATCAGACCTTTTTTCAATCTCAATGCAAAGAACTTCTTTTGTTGCTGGTTGGTTATATTCTTGAACAAAAGAAAGTATTTCTTCAAATACTATTCTTTGATTGGTGTCTTCAAAATATTCAGATTTAATAAAAGGTATTACTTTTCTAATATATTCTTCATTGTGTAATAGGTTCCTAAGAATTAGAAACTCAACTTTCTCCATAACTAAATTCCTTTCGTGCGATTTCGTCCAACTGTTGCATTACTTCTTCTGTGAAATACACTTCAGGTTCTTTTAGAATCTGTTTAGCATAAATCTTTTTACCATCAATCTCATAGCGGCCCGCTACATTCTTCCAGAGTCCACCAAGTTCACCAAGTTCCAAAAGACCATAGTAACGATCAAGACCGCGCTCATCATAATACAGACGGACTTCAACATCTTTGTTCTCTTTACTCAAACGCGATTTAGCAGTCTTAGCCTTGATAATATTTCCGACCACTTCCGTTCCATCCTTTTCTTTCTTTTTGCTGAGATAAATGATCGAAGACGCTGCGTACTTGAGTCCGCTGCCTCCACCCATTTCCTTAGTTGGTACGTAAGCTCCGATAACATCATAGGTGTGATTGGTTACTATCATTGGAATATTTGCTTGACCAAGTTTTAAGGTAAGCATACGAAATGCACCTTTGATCAGTTGTGATTTGGTCATATCACGAACTTCTTTATCATTCAGAGCATCATTTATCTCCTTACTCGTAGAGAGCATCCCCAAAGAGTCTAGCACAAACATACAAGGACTACGCTCCCCTTCAGGTTTTTTCATATACAGGTCTACTGCCTTGAGCGCCTTTCCACGAAACTCTTCTACGGTGACAACATTAACCACGACAAGGCGTGATGTGTCAATGCCGCGTGATTCCAAGAGTGATTTTGTAATGGCAGCTTCAGTATCAAAGTAGAGACAATAACCAT